GAACTCGGTCTTGCGTTTACATCCATTACATTTGAACTGTGGGTGCATTATGGTAATATCCTTATTGCCTACAGTGGCACTGAGTACAAACTAAGAAATTACCAGAATGTATCAGCCTGTCATCATTACAAGCTACACAAACATCACTCGATGGTACAAACTTTACCTGGTCGTTCTCTATGCGCTCCAGGTAAGGTCCGCCTCTAAGAATCTCTACATATCCCATTTACTCACCCCCCTCGCTATCGCTAGGGAAGAAGAATGATCCAGCAGCTGTAAGTTTTGCCCAACGTGCTTCGCACTGATCAGGCTTGGCGGCACTGCACACGTAGCCGTGATAATTTTTTCCAGTCTTTGCCACGCCTTCTTTAAGAATCATTACGCCGTGTTTACATTCTTGCGGTTTAGGATTGACTGGTATTGCTTCTACCGCATCACCTATACTCCACACAGTTGGTTTATCTTCTGCGAATGATGCACGTAGCACATCTTCTACAGCTCTGGCCCTTGTACCTGGTGGCGAATAGTTTGCAACTTTATTCATTTCTTCTCGGCTAGCCCTTTTGCCCTTAGCTGCATAACCTGCATTTGCAAGCGCTCTGCCGATCGCTGAAGTCTCAGCATTCTCCAATGCAGAAGTTGAATTGACACCCCGATCAGAAATGCTTTCACTAGCAAGCCCAGTCGCCCACGACTTTGCATCGGCTTCTGTCTTAAATAATTCAGCACTAACAATGTATCTAGTGTCTGAGGCCTGTTCGATCTTTGTAGATATTCTTCCATCTGGATATTCCTTCCAAAACTTTTCTAGTCGGCTCTCGACTGTTTCATAATCAGCTAAATTAAATGCCATTAGTCATCCCCCCAAGTGAAGTTGATGTCGGCCTCTGCATCAAGGACTGTCTGGTATATCGAAAGGTAAGCAATAGCATCGATGATTGAGTCGCTGTGATTTGCAGATTCAGTAAGCCTAGAAACCTTGACGAGCGCCATACATAATGCGACTTGACTAGGTGTAATTGGATGGTCGAGATATGCCGACCAGAGATCACTGATCCTTTTATGGTTTGTGTAAGGATGACCATAGACCGCTCCCCTTGTATGGACCAAATCGACAACATCGGCCAGCAGCTTCTCAGTTTTTGTCATAGTCAAATACCTCATCTGACTTTAACTTAGTGTTCATTAGTCTGCGATGAGATTCCCAGCCTTGCGCACGGCCTTTCCAATAACCATTCTGGAATGCGGTATCTCTGATTTCGTAAATGATCCAGGCAATAGTTGTAGTTGCCACTATTCCCCACATCAAGATATATCCAAAGTCTTTCAATTCAGCGTACATTTGTAGCCCTATCTGTCCGCATACTTTGCGGTACAGGCATAGTGTTGCACCTGTGTATGACTTTGTGGATTATTTAATAGATTATTTTGATAACGATTTGATAACGTTATGCGTAAAGTTTTCCAAGCGCTGTGAATGAGCCATCCTTGTTTATTGGCACCAGGGTTGGTGTCAGGGTCTTTCCAACGGCTTCTAGTATAGCAATACCCATCTGCCAATTAGCGCTTCCATAGCGTAAATAAGAGGCTTTTTTTCTATCCATAAGATTGCCTACCTCAACGCCATATAAGGCCCTGTAATGGCTTCCTACGCCCTCTGCATAGGCACTCATGCCCAACCTGTGGGTGTGGCCACACAATACAGATTTACCCCATTTTTTAGCCAGGTTAAGAGCTGTGATACCTGCGTGCTGAGACATGTTGCCTTCGTCTCCATGAGCCAGCATCCACCCTGGGTGAAACTCATAAGCAGTCTTGTGGTACTCCATGCCCATATCTTTAAATCCCATAAAGGCGGGGTATTGTAATTCGGGTAAGCTGATTAACCCAGGCACCTTAAGCAAAGTGTTATATAGGCGATCAGTATGATTACTACGGATAATATGACACTCTCGGCTGTACTCACTGAGATCCCAGAGTATCGACTTAGTAAGTTCCCGATCATCGTGAATGGTTTGCCGATAAGCCAGAGGTGTGCCTTCAGCCCATTTACTAATTGTGTTAAAGTCAATTTCATCCCCAACCACCAATACTGAATCAAACTTCTCCCGCCTTGCTAACTTGATAACATTCTTTACAGCTACCTCGTGATGGAATGGTACCTGCAGATCGCTGATTACCAGGTAGCGCTTAATCGTCTTCCTCATCAGGAGTAGGGATAGTTGGGATAATTCCCTTGTCGCCTACGATCCAGTCAGGCATTGACTCTGGGCTATCCATTAGATACAACGCAACAGATTCACTAAACCCTGCTTTGCGTGCAGCTTTGAACATCTCGTGCTTGGCAATATAAAACACTTCTAACTTAGATAAAGGGTCAGGTGATTTACGCACCTTGCGCCTGTTAATTTTTCTACGCTTACGTGTAGTTGCCATAGTTAAAATTATCGTTTACTGATTAAGACAAAGAGATCATCGACACGCTGTTCTAGCCGAGTTAATTGATCCTTCATACTAGAGCCACCATTAGGGCGTAACTCATTAAGCCAGCCTTTAACTAGAAAACGTAATCCGACTAGCCCGCCTGATAGCACGGCCATAACGCCAGCGCCAAAGCCAGCCCACTCTGTAGGTGTCATGCTTCATTAGCACCGATGCCATAAGCATTATCGGATTTGTCTAAAGCCCTAACCGCTGGGCCTGCTAAAGCTGAGATAACTACAGCTACAACAGGATCTAATCCCAGTTCATTACTTGCTAAAAATGTTAAAAATGAAACCAATACGCCACGTGCGTATGACTTCAGTACAGCCTGTTGCTTCTTGCTTATCTTCATATCTTGCCCCCTATTAGTGGTATGTCGAACGCTGTGCCATTTAAATCACCTAGTGTTGTAAAGCTGATATGTATGTGCTTCTTATGTGGGTTGATGCCTTTATACTTACGCCATTTCCAATTTAATATCTTTGAGCATATTCGCCCGTTATAGATGACGTATGATATGCGTTTATCTTGTTTGGCTGCGATTCTGAGTTGGTCAGCCAGATAAGGTGCGAGGCTGTCGGATGACTCCAACCGAGAATCAATATCAACTGCTCTAACCCAGATCCCGTCTGGATTATGATCCGATTTTCTGGCGGAATGACGGCTATCGCCCAACCACCCATCACTGGCAGTACGCCTATCTGGAAACCACGTATCAACTTGATCTCTTAACTGAACACCAGCTGCACATAACTTTGGTTGCATTACAAACCTAGAGCTTGTAAATCCTCAACAGTCAAACCAAGTGCTGCAAGTTTTGCTTGTGCCGATGCTTTGGCGGTTGCCTTTGTTTCGGCTTCGGTAATTTCATCAGCCTTGACCTGTTCAATAGCATCATCAATTTGTTTTTGTGTTGGTGCTACACCTTGTAATACAAACCATTGAATAGTTGAATAATCTCGCTCAGTATAAGTAAACTCTGAATTAGGTCTTAATTTAAGAATTGCTTGGTCTAAATAATCTTTCATTATGCACCTATTTCTAGTAATGTAATTGTTGAAGTTGCGGCAGAAACACCATTTGGTTGACATTTTGCTGTCGCACTACCAAAATGTGCCTTAAATTGTGTTTTATATGTTGTACTTGAGGTTGTTGCTGGGCTATCTAAATAAACTATTGAAGATATGCCACCTGATTGCGGTCCTGAACCGCTGGTAATGTTCATCCAAGTTGCATATTCGGCACTTTGTTCTAATATAGTAGTTGAACCTCTGACTAATTTCAAACCAACTCCTGCGTTATCGCTACTTCTTGAACAATAAATTACCTGTGAAATCATTGCTAATACTTTTGATGTGCTTAATGTTGGTGTAATACTTAAAGTTAAACCTGAATCTGTATAAGTTGTTCCCGTTACAGATACTTCAGTTGAATATGTAGCACTTACTACTTGCAAAACTTTGCCACCACCACCAGCGGGAGTAGCCCAAGATGGTACGCCACCTGCAACAGTTAATACTTGGCCAGTAGTACCAATACCCAATCTTGCAGGTGTTGAGCCGCTTGATGAATAAATAGTGTCGCCAGTAGTTGTCATTGGGTTTGTCATACCTGTTGTATCTAGGTTTGCCCAAGCACTGCCTGTGTAATAAGTGGTTACGTTTGTATCTTTAAGATATGCAAAATTGCCTTCTTGCGGTGATGTTACTGCTGCATCTCTAGCAGCGGCACTAGCAAACACCCAGACACCTTGCATCAAGTAGCCATCAACATCGGCAGCGGTCAATACCTCGCCTGTAACAAAATCCTTAAATCCTAATCCAGCGGCCATTATTTCTCCTTAGTAACTAAGCACATTATAGTCTAAAGTGCCGTATATATTGTTATTTAGAATCAGTGCATCGATGACTGGTTCAAGGGTCGTAAAG